ATAATACTAACAGCGAATACGATCAAAATAGAGAAATTGAAGATTCTGCTGACAATATAATTGATTGGACTGAAGTAAATCCATTTGGTGAGTTTGGAAATTTTACAGGTAGTATCTAATGTTAGGATCACATTTTTATAACGAAATTACTCGCAAAAATATTATTGCTTTTGGCACTCTCTTCAATAATATTACTTTAAAGAAAAAAGATCCACAAACTGGTGAAGTTTTAGAAGAAGAAAAAGTTCCTTTGGCATATGGTCCAAAGCAAAAGTTTCTTACTAGACTAGAACAAAATCCAGATGTTGGCAGAAAAGTTGCAATTACTTTGCCACGTTTATATTTTGAGATGACAGGGATTGATTACGATTCAGTTCGTAAAACTTCACCAATTCAAAAATATAAATCAATCATTGATGACAATGGTAATGAAGTCAAGGTTCAATATGTTCCTGTCCCTTATAATATGAGTTTTGAACTTGGTATTATTGGAAAGTCACAAGATGATGCTTTACAAATTATAGAACAAATTTTACCATATTTCCAACCTTCTTTTTCTGTTACTCTTAATATGATTCCAGACATGGATGAAAAAAGAGATGTTGCAATTGTATTAAACAATATCAACTATGAAGATGAATGGGACGATAGTTTTTTACAAAGAAGATATATTGTATACACTTTAAACTTTACTGCTAAAACTTATTTCTACGGACCTTACAGTCAATCTGATATTATTAAAAAAGCAATTGTTTATGAAACAATTGGCGATCTTAACGTCAATAGAAGAACAATTGAAAGAACTTATACACCAAAAGCAGTTACTGATCTTGATGGTGATGGAGATATTGACGCACAAGATGACGCAATCTTAACAGCAGATGATGATTTTGGATTTAATGAAGGGATTCAATACTTATGAAACTAGAAGAAAATATGGAAGATATCCTCAATATTAGTGTTGAACCAGTTGAGGAAAGTAAACCAACAAAACCAAAACCACCAGAGATAGATAAGGACGATCGTGAGAAGGATTATGAATATACCAGGGGTGAGTTATACTCACTCATAGACAAGGGCCAGGAGGCGGTTAACGGCGCCTTAGAGGTCGCTCAAGAATCAGGACACCCTAGAGCATACGAGGTCGCTGTAGCGGCAATGAAGCACGTTGCAGATATGACTGAGAAACTCCAAGACCTACATAAGAAGATGAAGGATCTTGACGAGGAAAAGAAAGGTCCAACCAAGGTCACAAACAACGCTATGTTTGTCGGTAGCACTGCAGAACTTCAGAAGATGCTGAAACAGATGGGTGGTGGCAAACGATAAATAAGTCAGAGGTGTAATCTAAATGGCATACGTTAGATACGACTATAATAATACTATCGTATCCCCTCAACCTGCTAGTACAACTGTAAATCAGTTTTCTGGCACTGAGGGTTGGAGCACTGTGACTTATCAAGATTGGAATGGCGATTATGTCGCTCATGACTATCTAAATGCTGTAAGAACTCCTGGCACATTCCAAGCTAGGAACTATGACAATACTATTAGAACACCAGCGCCATATCAGCGCCACGACGTAAATAACGATCCAGTAGAAATCTAATGGCACAGTGGAATAAAGACGCTCAAGCATTTAGAGCACAGGACACAACAAACTTTGAAGTTTACATGTGTGCCGATCAGTTCGGCAACATTGGTGCTTGTGGTGGATCAATGTATAACGAGATCAATATTGCTGCTGGTCTCACTCCTGGATATGCAAACGTCCATAAGTTTGGTGCTGTATATACAACATCATCTGCTTATGATACTGTTTGGTCTAAAGGTGGTGCATATGCATTTCCAACAGGTGCATCTGTAGTTACTGTTGTATCTGGTTCTGACACAGACAGTGATACAGCAAACACTGGTGCTGAAACTATTACTATTCAAGGATTAGATAGTAGTTACAATGAAGTGGAAGAAACTTTATCTCTAAATGGACAGACCGATGTAACTGGAAACCAACAGTTTTTGAGAGTTCATAGAGCATTTATTGCTTCTGGTGTTACCAACGTTGGTGAAATTGATATCAAACATGGTTCAGATGTTGTTTGTTATATCTCTGCTGGTATGGGTCAAACTCAGGTAGCATACTATACAGTGCCTGCTGGTAAGACCGCATATTTAAAATCTTTTGCTGCGACACAGAATAAGAATCAGGAAAACTCTGTGAGGATGTTCCAAAGACCTTTTGGTGGAGTATTCCGAGTTGCTAGTGAATTGAATCTATATGGAAGTAACATGCACACTCTGTTTACTATTCCAATTAGATTTACAGAAAAAACTGATATTGATGTAAGATCATACACGGGAAGTAACTGCACTGTGTCTGCTATGTTTGATATGCTACTTGTAGATAACTAAATAAAAGGGTAAACCCTCGTCGTTTATCATGAGAACATACGGAGAAATTAAAAATCTTGCTGAGGCTGTCAAAGACAAGCAAAAAGAAGAAAAGCGTTTTTGCAAACTCTGTCAAAAGCCTGAGACTAGAGATGAATGTTCTTATGGAGAAAAAGCATGGGATCGTTTCGCTGTCCCAATAAGATCCATCAAACGAGAGGAAACGGAGCTAGAAGAAGGTGCTGCCTGGACCAAAAAATCAGGGCAGAACAAAGAAGGTGGACTTAACGAAAAAGGTAGAAAGTCTTACGAGAGAGCAAATCCTGGATCTGACCTTAAAGCACCAAGCAAAAAAGTTGGAAATCCCCGTAGGGCATCATTCTGCGCTAGGATGAAAGGTTTAAAATCTAAATTGACTTCTAAAAAAACTGCCAACGACAAAGATAGTCGTATTAACAAATCCTTACGATCGTGGAATTGTTGAGTTAAATAGATATAATTACCTTTGAGATGTTTTACCATGATGAAATTCAATTCCAACGACATTACAAGACTTATTCGTGCATGTAGAAATTACCAAGAAGAGACTAGCTCTGAATACATGTGGGAAGAATATGAGCGTTTGATAACTAAATTATCATATTATGAAGAAGAAAATTGTATAAGTGACTAGATATACTAGTTGCAAATACTTAATGAAATTCTTTTTTGCATTTTTTGCTTCACTATTTTTGGCACTTCCTGCATGGGCTGTTGACGTTCAAATGGGTTACAATGGTAATCTTGTGTTTGAACCTGCTGAAGTTTCTATTGCTGCTGGGGAGTCAGTTCATTTTATTAATAATATGCTTCCTCCTCATAATGTTATCGTAGAAGACCATCCAGAACTATCTCATGAAGGTCTTGCTATGATGCCAGGTGAAGATTTTGAAGTTGCATTTTCGGAAGCAGGTGACTATACTTATTGGTGTGGTCCTCACAAAGGCGCAGGAATGATTGGAACAATTCACGTATCGTAATGCATCACTTAGAACATATGATTATCTGTTGTATTGCTGGTCTAGGTATCGGCACCCTAGCAGTCTGGGGATATCAAAAAATTAAAGAAAATAAAATTCATAATCCGTGAGGAAGTATATTGTTACAATAGATGGCATCAAGTATCTAGTTTATTCTACAGCATCTGAATGGTTCGTATTAAATTCATTTATTTCACACGTAAAAAATAAAAAAACATGGAACATTTATTTGGACGAGCATTGCTAATATTAGCAGTGCCTTTTGTTTTAACTACAATTTATTTTGGTGCTAAAAAAGGTGGATATTATGATACAGATCAATATAATGGTAATGGAACTGCACATTAAAATATGTTAATATTTGTCAGACATACCATGGAGAATCCTTTTACTTTAGGTCTCTTATCAACATTACTAATTGTTATACCTATCGCTGGTATTTGGGCAATTCATAAATATAAATGGGAGCACTGGGAACCTTTTCATAGGAGCCATAAATGAATCCAATTATTTTAGTCGGTTGTTTTACACCACTGATTATTATTTTTATTGTGATGAAACTTGCCGTTTGGGTAGAAGCTGTTAATGCTGAACAAGATTATGTCAGAAAAGAACCTTTACGAAAACGAGGACCCTTTGTGGCAAATCCATATGCAGATGTTGATGAAGAGGAAGAGGAGTATGGAAGTCGCACAGATTATAGATAATGCTCTGTATGAATGGTATTCCGAAAGAGACTTAGATGTTCCTGAATGGAAACGTAAAGATCCAGATTGGTGGATTGAATACCTAGATAGTTTGGGTATTGATCCAAAGAATCCATGAACTTATTATTAAAACCATTAAAAGATGTTAATGACCCTGTTTGGAGTGTGATATTCAGTATCGTGCTACTCCTAGCAGGGGTTTTTTATGTCGTGACATATATACTAGGTATTGATAAAAGAGAGTCTTATGGGCGCAATGGTTCCCCCGAGCAGGAAGAGCTGCTACAACTTCAGAGTGGTAGAGATCAACAGAGTCCTTGATGGTGACACTATTGATGTTACTATTGATCTAGGATTTGATCTATACAAGAAAGAACGTGTAAGGGTTGCTGGTGTTGATACTCCAGAAAAACGCACTAGAGACGAAGAAGAAAAAGCGCTTGGATATGATGCAACTAATTGGCTCAAAGATAAACTTGAAGGTGCTATCGCAGGTGATGAAGAACTTAGTGTTCGTACTGAGCTTGTAGGAGGTGTTGGCAAATACGGTAGACTACTTGGTTGGTTATATATCGGTGATGCAGAACTATCATTAAACGAACAAATGATTACTGAAGGGTATGCTTTCCCTTATGATGGGGGCACAAAGGTTAAGGATTTTGAGCAGTTAAGAGAAATTCGTAGAGCACATGGAACACTCGTTTGAACTTACATTAGAAGATTACACTATTATTATTAATGCTTTACATTATTACAAAAAGTGTAAAAAGTATCCAGAATTTTCACACTTTGATGAAGATCGTATTAATTTATTGAGAGATAAGATGGCATATCAACTTATCCCTAGTCCATATAGTAATCCAAAATTACGAAAAACTTCTTGAGACACATAGGTTAATTTATTGTAACATGTTGCAACACTATTTTTTCCTACATAGCTTATAATGTTGTGTAGCAGAGAGTTACAATATGTTTGGTTTTTACTTTGTTCTGGTATTTTTATGCATACTATTTGCTTATGCTGGGTATGAAGAAACTATGAAACTTTTTGCTTACGCTGATCTACAAATTAGATATGCGTTCATTCAACTTCAGATGAAGTGGATGGGTTGGAAACTTAAGCGTCAGCTTGTAAAAGATACAACCGAATTTAAAAAATTTCTCAAGGAGTATGACAAATGAATACCAAAACTTGTCAAAAGTGTGGAGCAACTTGGATTGATGGTGATCACTATTGGTCTGGCACTGGTAAGAAAGGCAACGAGTTAGATCTTGCTGGTTTGGTGTGTAACAATTTAGGTGATGACACTTGCATTAATCCATGCAAAGGTCAAGATGGTGGTGTTACTTGGAAAAAAAGACTTACTGAATTAGAAGAAGATTATCCAGAGGATAAATAATTTGTAGTGGAATAATTATTGTGGCTAGTAATGACGTATATTTGGGGAACCCTAATCTAAAGAAAGCGGGAACCCCAATTAATTTTACGAAAAAGCAAATTAACGAATGGATTAAATGTAAGAAAGATCCAATTTATTTTGCTATGAATTACATTAAAATCATCTCGCTAGATGAAGGATTAGTTCCATTTAGCATGTATGATTTTCAAAAAGAAATTTTAAAAGATTTTCATAATAATAGATTTAATATTGCAAAACTACCAAGACAGACAGGAAAGTCTACTACGGTTGTTGCTTATCTTCTTTATTATGCAATTTTTTACGATAGCGTTAACATTGGTATTCTTGCAAACAAGGCATCTACCGCTAGGGAACTTTTAGGT